CTCTAGTTCTAAGTTCATCGTCGGTTTCCTCATCGGAACCATCAACAAGACCATCTGCACCTATTGTGGCCGTTGTATTTACTCCTACGATAGGACTAACAAATGTAAGCGTTACCCCTGATAATTCATTCGCATCTGATCCTCGGTCTCTGGCCTTAATATTTAATGATGCTGATCCTCCGGCAATAGTTGCCTCATCTTGTACGATATAAACTACATCGGAATCTGATTGTAATTCTGTTCCAACTGGTATCACTGAACCATTAGTCCCGGTGGCCGTAACTGTTCCTTCTGCATAGTCACCAGCACTTCTGGCAATCCCATACTCTGCGGCAATTTTATCTAAATAGTCACCCTCTGCGGTACTAATAAATAATTGCTTGGCCATATATTCAAGAAACCCCCACATTATATGGACGGCACCAGCGATTACTTTTGCCATTACTTTTAGAGTTGATCTACGCAGCAGCGTTCCAATTCCGTCGATAAGAGTTTCAAAATCAGATACGATCCTATCAACTATTGTAGTTAGTGTTGGCCGGTCAAATGCCAATGGATACCCCCTAGCTATTGCTCCACTGTGTAGTATAATTTAACGCTATTTCGCGCCCATCTGTCTTATAAATTGTAACTTGAAAAGCAAGATTATCATTACCGGGAGTTCCTTGTCTCTCAACTATTACCTCTACATTAGACGCAACTCCATCCTCGATTAACCATTGCAGAGCATCATTGATATACTTTTTTACTTTCTCGAATATTCCTGGGACGGTCTTTTCCCTATCTAATAACCATAGTTTTGAACCAATTTCGTCACCTTGTACGTCTGGACTAATTAGGTCACCCCACCATCCACGTCTATCTTGGTTGCGTTCATCTAATAATGGATCATCGTCAGATGCTCTTTTATCCGTAAAAAGTGAAATTATAACGGCCGTCTCTAGACTACTATCAGACTCTAGGTCTCCGTTCTTAACTGAAAAGTCCCCTCCCATGAGAGATGTATCCCATTTAATCTTTAAATCTTTGGCCATTATTAACCTCGTTGCCTTTTCACGGAATTAATTTTGTAAAGATTAAACAAAGTAAAAAAAGCATTATTTAAAGTAGTTTTCAAATTATGCACATCCGACTTTTTTCTAATCCATATATAATCACTATAACCACTATTTGCGTTCAATTTTATTTTTATAAGATCTTCTTTCATTTCATATTCAAATTGAACGCCTTTATTTTTTAATCTTTTATTTGCCTGTAATAATTTCTCATCTATCTTCATCTTAATCTTCTAGTTTACTTAACATTAGGCCCATGATTACTTTTTTTTTAAAATTATTTTTCTTACATATATATTCAACATAATCCCCTACTGCGTATGGTACTGAATATTTACGTCTGGAAGTTTTTTTATATTCATGTGAATATCCCATTTTATGGCACCATTCATGAGCAAGATTTGAAGCAATATTTTCAGGGCCATAAGAACTAAACACCCATTGGCAAAGATATTGCCAAATACTATTTTTATATGTATATCCAATGCACCTTCTTCCAAAAGATCTATCAATGCGAAGATTAATATCTGCCTCATTATCTATTTCGCCATTTAATTTTTCTGCACCAGTCATTAAATGATTATGAATTTCTAATCCTGATTTATTTTGATTATGCCAAAAACCTCTTATTGTTTCCTTCCATTTTTTTCTATATGGCCAAATCCCAGAGGTTTTAGTTATCTCATATTTATAATTTTCACAGAATACTTTAAAAGCAGGATCACCGATAACATTGGCCATTAATTGAGCTGCCTGATAAATCAAAGCATTTTCTCTTTCCTTTAATCCCTCTGTTATTATGTGAACTTTAAATCCATTGCTTTCAAAAGTTGCTTCCATAGTTATCTTCCCCCTACCCATTTAATAAAACCATTGAACTGTTCCTGCTCCTGTTGTTGCTCCGATATGAGTACCAGCGTCAACAGCGCAAGCAATGCCTAACGGAACAACTGCTGATGCCTGAATATGGTCAATAATTCCTTTACAGATTTCTCAAGCATTAAACCCATTATAACTTTTTTTTTAATAACTTCTTCTTGCATACATATTCAACATAGTCGCCAACGGCATAGGGAACTGAGTATTGTCTGCGTGATGTTCGTTTGTACTCATGCTTGTATGACATCTTGTGGCACCACTCATGAGCAAGATTAGAAGCGATATCCTCAGGCCCCCACGAGTTCATTACCCATTGGCAAATATATTGCCAGGCACTGCTTTTATATGTGTATCCAATACACTTACGCCCAAAGGAACGATCAACATTTAAATTAATATCTGCTTCATTATCAACCTTTCCGTTTAATACTTCAGCGCCAGTTTTAATTACTTCATACTTGTAATTTTCACAGAATACTTTAAAAGCAGGATCACCGATAACATTGACCATTAACTGCGCGGCCTGGAAGATTAATTTATCCTCTCGCTCTCTTAGGCCTTCGGTAATAATGTGAACTTTAAAACCATTACTTTCAAAAGTTGATTCCATGATTTTACCCCTCTGTGAAATTATTGTATTGTTCCTGTTCCTGTAGTTGCTCCTGTATGAGTTCCGGCATCAACTGCACAATTTATGCCAGCAGGAACTATGGCCGCGGCCTGAATATGTGTTATTATTCCCTCGCAAAATGCCTCTAGGAAAACTGTATCGCATAAAGTAGATTCAACTGGAAGAATAGGGTCTAAATTTGCTTTTATTGCTGCTGCCATCGCGGCCTTTGTCATCATAATAAATTCCTATTAAACTTTAAAAGCTGTTAACTTTGCTTTTAATGCCGTAAATGTTGCTTTATTAAGAACTGGTTGCACTCCTATTGCCGTCGCAACTGTTATGTTTTCCGCTGCTTCACAGAACTGAACCATTAAGTCAATTAAGTCTTCTGCATTATTGCTTATATAATACTTATCACCATACATTTTAATTTTACCATCAGAGGTCATTAGGATTCTATGGTTGGTCGACTTATCTACAGATGTATAAATACAAACTTCACCTTCTGCTAAATAATCTGGTCGATATCTTCTGTCATGGACACAGAGGACTATTCCTTGAGATCGATTACCTCCAAGAAATGCCGTAAATGTTTCTGAATCAGCAAGCGGATAAGTCGAAAGGCCATATTGCTCGAAGCGCTCAACGTCTGAAATAGTTTCACCGGCAAGACATATAGTTTGTACTTTTTGAGTTTTACCAGAGTCATCAATTGCCTTAAGAATCCCCCTTGCGAATAAAAGGAATATTCTGTTGAGTAATCTATTATATATTTTTTGAATATCCCTTATCACTATTGTCCCTCTGATTCATTCATATCGAAAGCACTATTTTTTTCTGTTATCTTTTGTTGCAATATATTATAAGTTGATTTACTTACGACTGTTAGATTTACAGTGGTTCCACTATTATCACTAAAACTATATTCTATATCTGAAATTAATAAATTTTTCTTAAGATTAAACATTGGATCAATAACATTAACTAAAGAATTTAATTTCCAAATATTTCCATCACTCTGAGTCCAGTCAACTAAAGTATAAATATACTTTCGAGAATTACCGGCCCTAGTAGTTTTTTCCCAGTCTGCTAAATCATTACAAGTTTTTATGTCAACATTACCATCGGCAATTTTTGTAAATACTCTATTCTGTCTTTTTATTATACTATCTATTGCAGCAATATTTTTTGAATCAGTTATATTATTATTTTTTACCCCTGCTATTTCCCATAGATCTTTTTCATCTATTCCAACACTAGTGCCCTTGACAATATATTTATAAAATCTCTCCCTATTGGATAATTGAGCATTTGCAGATAAAACATTGTACCGTAATTGAATTGGGTCATAGGCGAAACCATTTGTTCCGGCCCTAGTTAATGTTAGGAATCCATCTCCATAACATACAGGTAGAATTGATTTTGCTTTACATATTCTGCTAATTAGTTCATAGGCCATTTCGCCTTCAGCAGATGTTAGAGTCCCGTCGGTAACTTTTTCGCGGCATATAGAGGAAACTGAGTTTTCTATCTTAACAGTTATTCCAAAACTATTACAAATTGCCTTTACTATATTGCCTAAAGATTGTTTCTTCCATTCTCTTGATGTTCCGTTGTAAGTACAATCTACTAGATCACAAGTAACATCCCTTCCCATCACCTGAATGTTATGGCCTTCACTATCATAGTCAATGTTGACATCTTCTATGTAACCAACCAGGACTGTTTGATCGTCTATCTCTATACTGCACTTCTTTCCTAAATGGAGATCCCATTCTTGAGGGTTTTCTGGATATTTCTCGGAAGTATAAAAAGAAAATGCTCCGCAGATATTATTTAAAGATTGAGTTACTCTTACCTCTTTCCATCCAGAATAAGCGATATCATTTTCATCTATCTTTAATTTAATTTCGCTCATATATTAATAACTCAATATCTCAATAGTTTCACCCCCTGGCATGAAACCAGGATGGGCCATTTTTATTTGATTTCTTTTTATTATCTGTGTTTCACGGTTAAGATCTTTATATTGGTTATATGCAAGAACAAGCGCTGGTAATGCTCCATTGGTAACTTTATATTCTGTGATTGATGGTAGCTTTGCAGCGATTCCTTGCATTGACTTTGTAAATACTTTCCTTAAGTCCTTCATGGCCAAATAGCTTTCGTCATCTTCTATACTAAGGCCATAAGAGGTATATTGTGCAGAGTCTACATTGTCGCCTAATATATCCAATTGTGAATCGATAGCATCATTAACTAGTTTCATTATATATGTCGCATCATTCGTGCTACTATAATCTATTCTTGCTGCTATCTGGGTTATCGCCGTAAGTCCTGTATTACGAATAAAATTTTCAAGATGTTCTCTATTTGCTGATTCTTGCGCTGTAGATAAACTAACTATTTTTGTGGGATTTACTTCATTAGCAAAGATCAAGATTTCAATCATATTTACTATCATAGATTTACCAAGATCTTGATCGATAGTTCCTTGTTGACTTGTGGATGGTCTATTAACTCCGGTTTTTCTACTAGTGATCATTCCAGAGCAAACGCCCTCCAAAATGTTATCGGTGAAGTCACCAATAATCCCGCCAGCATTTTTAAATGCACCATAAGAACTAAGTATTAATGAAGCAGTTCCGCAAGCACTGGCCATAGTAGAATCAAAAGTGTTTGCTGCCGAAGAATCTATATAACCAAGGGCAGTACTAATAAGAGAGCGTGGTCCTCCCTGGATAGCGGCCATGATCTTTCTTTGAGCAGAATAAAGTTTTTTTACTATATTGTTAAGCGTAGCAAGCGAGTCTCCTAATGCAGCAAACTTTGCTCCAAAACTATCTTGGCAAGCTGCCTCTGTTAGTTCTGATTGATTATCTATTCCCTGAACATAATCATAATCACTTGTGGGGTACCGATTGATTCCTGTAGTAATGAAAGTCATTGTGAAGCGGGCAATCCCTCCCTCTTCAAATGTTTCAGTCATTCTAGCTTTTCCTACAAGCGAAACAGTTTTAGAACCAAGGTAAGGATGAATTAATTCTCCACCACCCTTCATTGATAATGCAGAAATCAATCTATCTCGATCAATGAAATAATCATAAGAATTTTCTTTACTTGCTATAATATAACCATCTACTGTGAATTGATCAGCATCAAGTCCCAAGTCCTCTACATACGGTTCATTTCTAAAAGGATATTGGTGAACTATATTCCTGCGACCTATTCCTGTTTCTGTTCTAATAACAAAAAACTTTACTCCACGATATGATGCTGGTTGTATTTTATCACGCCAGTTTAGGCCTAATAATTTTACGATCAGAGCTTCTAGCATTTATTCTTACCTTAACCAAGGAGTCATTTGGGTATCTCCTAGATCACTATTAGCAATAAAATTAACCTTTGTTCCTTTCCCCTTATTTCTTACATCTGATACTGTAGCGTTCATTCCCTTTGGAACCGATAGTTTCACGCTAACTTCAGTTTGATTTTTATTAATCAAGTTATCTTGCATTGACATTGGGATTGTTGGACTTATTTTTGAGTTAATAAAATCTGGTAAAAATCTTTTCTGAATAGTAACGTCCTGGGGAGCGTTTTTGAATTTAGGTGATTCTATTTCTGTGGATATTCCTAAAGTTTCCTTTATTAATCTCATTAGGTCGGTAAGGTCTTCTGTTAGTTCATTTATATATGGCATAGTGTAATCTTTTATGACATTGCCTATTCCAATAAAGAATGCTTTGACCTCATCCCAATAAATTACCAATGCTGTTATTGCTGATATTAATGTAACAATCCCTAAAGTTACAAGAGCAAATGTCCCTAGCATTGGAAGTGTAACAAGTGCTAACGATGCAAATATAAATTTTAATCCAATAATAGCAAATCCTAATGATGAAAATGCTATTAACAAAGGGCCAATCGCTGCTGCAACTGCTGCTATTGCTACTGCCATTTTAAGTATTTCTGGATTATTTTTTATAAATTCTTGTATGGTTTTAGTTAGTTTCTTTAATTTTTCTATATATGGAGATAATATTTTATATAATTGTTCTCCGATAACTTCTGTTAAGTCACCTAGTACATTTTTTAATTGGGTTAATCCTCCGGTTCCTGCTTTCGCTGCTGCCTCTGCACTACCACCATATTGACGTTCTAGTTCTTTTAAAATTACCTTTTGAGCAATTCCTATTCTATTAGTTTCAGTTAGATATTTTATTACTTTGGTTTGCTTTTCCGTAAACTGGATTCCACTTCTGCTTAATGCACTAAGATTTTTTACGGGATCATTTAGTGCTTTGCCTAATTGAATTGCAGTACTGGTAAGATCAACCGCTCCACCCTTGGCAGCAGCAAGTCTTGTTGCTACATCTAAAACAGACTTTTGAGTTCGATCAAATTCTTTTCCAGTAATATTTGTAAATGTCAAAAGCTGAGAAGTTACACCAGAAAGGATTGCTTCATCTCCAAATAATGTTGTTTCCTGTAGTTCTTCTGCTGATTTTTTTAATTGCTCTAATGTCCTCTTTGCAGCTCCCCCCGTAGTCTCTAACCCTATCCTTACCTGAGCTATTGCTTTTTCTTGTTGATTAAAATTACGAAGGGAAATTCCGCCTAATATTGTAAGAGGAAGAGTCATCTTCATGAAAGCTGATCTACCGAGGGAACTCATTTTTTCACTGACTCCCCTGATAGATAAACTCATCTTATTAAGTTTTGAACTAACCCCATCGATTGCTTTTGAAGTATTATCTACAGCATTAAAAACTATTCCAACATTAAAATTATCTGCCATATTTTTACTCCAAAGATCTATTTATGAACCCAACTCCATTGATCCAAAAGGTTAATTCATCTATATTCATTTCCCACAAATCGCTAGGTGGAAAATGATATGTATAAGCTATGCACCAGAGCAATTCCTTCCAATCACTCGGTAAACTTATAAAAAACTTTGCATCTCCTTAAATATTTCCGTTAGGTCAGTAAAATCTAATTCATCTAATATTTCTATACTAATCCCGGTCATTGCTCCTAATATCTTCAATGTTTCAGAAGGCGATAACTTACCGCTATCGCCTCTATCTTGTAAATTATCTGGTAAACTTCTTAAATGTTTGGCCTTAAGTCGGCATAGCTTAATTTCACTAACAACTTTTTCAACTTCTCCATCTTTATATGTAATTGGATATTGTAACTTTACTATTTTTTCCATTCAATTAACTCCGCTTGCAAAATTAAACTATGCTATTATTACAATTGACTAGTTGATTCAGTCCAGTAGTTACCTACGAACGCAATCTTAGTCTCTCCTTCACCGGCAGTAATTGAAAGGTTGCGAGTGCAAGTTGCCCCTTCCATTGTATAGACCTTGCCACCGCCTGCTGATCTGAAAATGATAGTTCCATTTTCCCGAATAGATGCCAACGTGCTAATGTCGATATCATCACGATCGGTTATGGTAACTTCTAGTTTTGCCATGATTGGAGTTTCTACAAAACCATGAAATCCACTATCGCCCATTACTTCTTTTAATTCAAAGTTAGGCTCACCGGAAACACCTATCCCTGATGCCACCGCTCCAGATTTATTAAGGAGTAATACTCCGTTAACAAGAACCTCAACCCTACCTGTAACTCGTGCCATATATTATTCTCCTCTCAATCTATTTAAAGAATGAATTGTAATTTACTACTAAGAATACGAAATTGATTGATCAAATTTGCGGGAAGCAGAACATTAACCCTATTTCTATCGGTAATATCTCTTTCCACAACCAACGAATCAATAAATTCATTTAGATTTTCAATTAATCCAATATCTCTGAGCAATGAAAATAAAGCAATTATTTCCTGCTTTATTGTCTTAGGAGTTGCCACGTTGCTACCTGGTTGAACTGGAAATGAATCATCTGCCAATTTAAACCTAGGAATGATAAATTTGTTAACCATTCTATTTTTATATTGGTAGCGAATCTCACTTAATGTCGCCATGGTTTCTACGTCAAGATAACTTGCATCCAATGTTCCAAGTGCATTAGTTTGATAAGTTGTAATTAATCTTTCGGTAAGAACATTTCCACCAGAGTCAACGATATAAGTAGCAATGCCATCATATAATAGAATATCTCTTTCAGTTCTAGTAAATCTACTTGCGTAAGGAGGCGGTAAAATTCCATCTAGTTTTAGATACTGCAAAGGTCTTGCTGGATCAATATTAAGATTGTAAGCGGCGACGCCACCAATCGCAGCGGCCCATTCTTCTGGGCAAATCGGGGAATCATAAACACCCATCAAAGTATTAAATGGACTATTTCTACTATTGCCGATGACAGTACAGCTTGCCAATGCACCTCTGTAACCTGTAAATCCGTGTCCCTGTAGGTCTTCTAGTGGTCCAAAACGATCTTCTAGTTCTCCTTCTAGTGCAGTCAAATTTGTTGAATCTGTAAAAGGATTAATAATATATTGATACTGAATATTATCAATTACTGCCCATGCATCACTTAACGCGGGATCAGTTGCACCGCCCTCCATTGCTGAGTAAATGATTTGAGTAGTTGACTGATAACCAAGTGGATTAGACTGACCAGGATAATAGTTCGCCCTGAAGTCAATATTATTTCCAAGAGTCCCGGAAACAACTGCTGATAAAATCAAAATATGGGAAGTTGCTGCGGCATTTACAAAACTTGCATGAACAGGTAAATAGGAATTAAGTGCTACCTGTGCTTTTATAGCGGAGCAAACATCTGGATTAGACCAACCTGAAGTTAGATCAGTATAAACATTTTGCCCATTGATCATTAAATAATAAGTGCAATCCCCTGTTACAGTTAATAGTTCACCAAAAGTAATTCTTCCACTTGCTGCGGTTCCTGCCACTGAATCTACTGCAACGGCATGGAGTTCAGTATATGGATTATTTTTTTTGAACATAGCGCACATTCTGGCAAGTGGTGATCCGCTTCCAAAATATGTATTTGCGATTTGATCGTTAGTGATTTCCTTCATAATATTAACAGAAGTAAAAGTTGCTCCTGATAATTTTTGGCCTATCACTAAGGCCTTGTGTGGGTTTGCTGTTAGTCCCTGTAATGCCCTACTATTATCTATCTCCGTATATGCACCAGGCGTCCGCACATTCGTAGGAATATTAGTAAATGTAATCATAATTCCCCCTGTAAATTAATAAATAACTTCCTCTAATGTTCTTTCCTACGATTTGGTAGGAACACTAATTTCTTTAATATTCTTTATTTCATCCTTGATAATTATATCACCACATGTCAAACGTCTTCGCCAATACTTTCCTTCGTATCCATCAAGTTCTATCCAGAAACCATCATTTGACTGAATTGCTTTAGATTTAGGATGTCTTATCATGGTTCCTTTATTTGGAATTACAAATAATCTCATTTTTAAAAAATCTCCTTCTATTTTTATCTATACCAAGGGTCAGTTTTAGGATACCAATCATAGGCCGTACTAAATGCCCTGCTAAATTCTCCATTATTGGGGTCGTCATAAATATCTATCAGCGTTGTCATATCTGGTCCAAATGCAGTTGCGGGAAGTGAATCGTCGTATGGGAATACTGCACTGGGTGACAGAACGAATTGAGAATAAACCTCCTCTAGGTCATCGGTATAACCTTCTGGTACTCCATCGGCATCGGTCAATCTACTTTCCATTCCAAATTCATATTGATACCACAACCATGCAGGATTAATATCGAGTAGTGATCCACCTTGATAATAAACTAAACTTTCTATTCCTGAAATTTGTAGGCCTAGAATTGAACTAAATATTTGCGTTCTAATATCGTGAAGTAAATCATAGGATGTTATTCCAGTACGATCT